GCGACGCGCTCCGCACGAAGGCGATCACCGAACGTCGAGCCGCGGCCCATGCGGTGATCCTACCACCACCCTGGAACTCCCGATCCATCGGGGCGGGGGCGGGTCTCCGAGGGCCTGGACATCGACGCCGTCCAGAGCCGTGCGCAGTTCCGCGATCGAGATCGAGTCCTGACCGTGCCGCTCTGCGGCCACCACGAGCCTGCAGACGCTGGCCAGCGCCTTCGCCCACGACTTGATCGTCGAGCTCATGCGCGGAGAGTACGCGACGTGGACGCTGTGCGCAACGCTGTGCGCAACGCTATGCACGCCTAAGCGCAAGCGCGAGACATTCTCAGCGAGGCTCTCGCCACCTTCCATCCCTGCGCTCGATAAGCTCGGCAAGCGCGCGGGCCACCATCAGGCCCACGGGAGCGTTGAAGTCGACGATGCCTGCGGCGTCGAGGCATACGGCGTCCATGTCTGCCTGTGATGGGCGCTCGTCGACCCGGCCGAGCACACGGTCGAGAACGTCCGGCGCGATGCTAGTGACTGGGTCGCTCATCGGGTCGGATCCGAATCCCGCGAGGAAACGCCGTCGTCATCGTCGGGGTCATCCCAGGCTTCCTGCTCGGCGCGGTCACGCTCGGCTCGCGCGTTTTTGGCGTCCCACCTGCACGCGACCATCTGTGCGTAGAAAGCCGCCAGCGGGCCGCGAGAGCGTCGGCTTCGGACCCTTCGATCTCGTCGCCCATCCTGTCGCGAACGAGCTCCCGATGAATCCTGAGCAGTCGGCCCGTCATCTTCCAGGCCGCGATGTAGTCCCGGCGTTCCAGGCCGTCTGCTCGCATAGACTCCCACAGAGCCTCGTCTGGTTCGCCCAGGCTGGACTCGAGGTCGACCAATGTTGAATCGGCCCAGGCGCGTGCCTCGGGGCTAAGCTTGAGGGTTGCGCCGGTGGGCTCTGGCGTCTCGGCGCTCATCGGTGCCAGTTCCCGCGCGGCCTTCATGAGGCCTTGCCAGTTGGTGTCGACGGGAAGTCCGAGCGCCCGAGCCAGTTGCGTCGAGTGGACAAGCGTCGCCGCTTTGCGGGCAAAGGCGCTCGCCGCGAACTCTTCGAATTCCTCGGCGAATGCTGCCGCGATGGCTTCTTCCAGGAGGACACTTCTGAACCGTTTTTATTCCGCTGCACGTCAGCGGAGCCGCAGTTGCAAGTGCTCTGGGCCCACCGACCGTGCGTGCCCGGCCAACTGCGCACCGCGCCGCACGGCTCCGAGGAGCTCGCGGACGTTCCCTGGCCACGGATACACCAGCATGGTCTTGTACGCTGCCGGCGTGAACGGCGGGTCGGCTGGGGTGATCCCAGCGTCCTGGGTGTAGCCGTCGTAGAATCGCCGCGCGAGCGTGTGCACGTCGTCCTCTCGGTCTCGCAGCGGCGGGACCTCGACCTCGACCTCGGCGAGCCGATAGAGCAGGTCCGGGCGGAACGCCCATCCGTCACGGACATCGCGGGACGTCGCCGACACCAGGCGGCAGTCGGCGTCGCCGAGCTCGCACAGCAGCGCCGACTGCCCGGCGGGGTGGAGGTCGCCGATCTCGTCGAGGAACAGCGTGCCGCCCTTGGCCCGGGCCATACTCGCGCAGATCGACTCGGCGACGGCCTCGGGCTCGGCCGGGAGCGCGGCGCAGTTGACGACGACGAACTCGCCGCCCCGATGCAACCCCCGCGCGACGTCGCCCTTGCCTGTGCCGGTCTCCCCGAGCAGCAAGACCGCGAGGTCGCTGTCTCGGACACGCTCGAGCACGGCGAAGATCTCCCGCATGGCCACGCTCGCTCCGTAGGCATCCCCGAACTGCGTCGCGCTCGACAGCCCAAGGTCAGCGTCGGACACGACCGCCTCGGACCATGTCGCATCGAGATGCTCGCTGGCGTCTTGGCCCCGCGGTGTCTCGATCCCGCTCGTCGCCGCGAGGACTCGCGACATGTAGAAGCGCCAGCGCCCCGCGACCTTGCGACCCGGAATCGCCCCCGCGTGGGCCATCTTGTGGACCGTTGCGGGCGACAGGCCGAGACGCCTCGCCACCGCGCCAGCGCTCACCATGTCCTCGCCCTCGGGGTCGTCCGCCTCGGACTCGAGCGCGACCGCCTTCGCCTGCTCGGCCAGTTGCTCCTGCTGCTCGCGCCAAGGCTCGAAGCCTGGGTAGTCGCGGGCGATCGATGGGTCCGAGTTGATCACTGTCTCGGGGAGACGCTCTGCGTCGTTCTTGCGCGCCTTGCTCTGGGCCTCGCGCGTCTTCGCCTTCTCGTCTTCGCTCTGCTCCTGTACCGGGCGCAGGGTCACGGTGTACTCGGTGGGCGTGACCAGCCGCTCGCCGACGAGGCTGGACTTGTACTTCTGGACCTGAAGTTCGGTGTCGGTCGACCGCTCGATCGCAGGCTTGAGCATCATCTCTGCCCAGCCGGCGACCATGTCGTTGTAGGCATCGTAGGGCGCAGCCTTGGTCCCGAGGTTGCCCTCGGCCTCCATTACGAACAGTTCCTTGGGGACGCCCGCAGCGCTCGCAGCTCGCAACGACTTGCGTTCGAGCACGTCGCTAATCCCGCTCAGGCTGCGTTCGACCTCGGCGAGCTTGTCGGTGTCGTCGGTGATCAACATCCCCGTGTTGTCGAGGTCGTTGAGGATTTGCGTGAGCTTGTTCTGCAACGCGACGGCCTCGGGGTCGTCGGGTGACTCGCTGACGAGCCTGTACCCCGCGAGCATGAGGTGCAGGATCGACTTGCTACGCATGATCTGCGTCGCGTTTTGGTGAGCGCGTACCCAGTCGCAGTAGGGATCGTAGACCCCTTCGAGCCACGACGGCGGCCATCCCGTGCGACCGTTGATGAACAGCGACGAACCGAGGTTGGTCACGGGCACGTCGGTCGAGACCATGATGCTCAAGCGCGACCGGTGGATCTTCTTCGACGCACCCTGGTTGCGAGGGACGAACCACTCGGCGGTCTTGTAGTTCCGCCCTGACTCCGGCTTGAGCGCGTATGCGGACCAGACCCGCATGCCCTTGTAGGCGCGGACGTTCTGCAACTCGAGCGGCTCGGTGCGCGACCGGTTGGCGTCGTCGACCAGGTGCTCGACCGCTCCGCCGCCGAAAACGAAGGCCCACGTCGCGCACAGACGCTGATGCTGTTTGATGCGCTTCGACTCGAGCGCGCTCTGCACGCTGGACCAGTTGTATTTGACGTCCGCCCCGGTATAGTCCCACCCCGCCTTGGTCATCAGTGTGGTGAAGCGGTTGATCATCTGGCGGATCGTGCCGTTCTGCCAGTAAAAGGCCCACGCGGTCTCGGGCGCAAGCCAACCCGAGCGGATTGCTGGGCTCCCGGGTCCAAGCAGGTAGTCACCGAGCTCGTCGACGAGCTTCGAGTCCGTGCGCGCAATCTTCTTGGGTCCGTCGGTCATGGGTGCCTCGGCGCCAGGCTACCACGGGCCCGCAAACTAGATCTCAAGCCATCGGATGGGGCGTCCACACACACGACGCACCGCGCCGCGAATCTCGAGCCGGTAGAGTGATTGGTGGGCTAGCGGGGCGCTGACGTTCCGGGGGCGTCTCACCGCGCCCTCGTGATCCGCCTGATCTTCCTCGGCTTCGGCTTCGGTATCGATGGCGGCCCGTCGACCTCGACCGACTGCTCGCACAACGCCAGCGAGAACGCCCCGTCGGCGTGGCGCTTCTGCCTGCGCCCCGTCGTGGTCGTCCGCTGCGGCGCCACGATCTTGCCCTTGACCGTCCGCAGGCTGGTCAGGTCGCCGAGCATCGGGCCGTGGTGACGGGGCAGCAGCCACGACTGGGCGAGCAGGTGCTTCTCGATGGTCGTGAACTTCGGGTTGTGCCAGCCGCTGTTGATGTTGACCGCCTTGATGACTCCGGCCGTCTGAAGTTGGCAGCGCTCTGCCGATGGGCCGCCGTTGCCGCCCTTGTCAGCCGCTCCCCCGCGGAGGTTTCGGAGGTGCGCCCAGAGGAAGTCCTGGACCAGGTCCTGCTCGGGCCAGGGCACGTTCTCTAGCTCGATGACCAAGCGCGCCTCGCGAACGCGCGACCGCTTAACCGCGGCGAGGGTGAACACGCTGAGGTTGGTCGTTCGCCCGTAGTCCAGGCCCGCGTGGATAGCGTCGCCCTCGCGGTTGATCCGCTCGAGCGCGGGCGCGACGTGGGTCTCGAGCCACTGGCGCATCGTGTTGAGCCGGCGTTCAGCCTCAGCAGCGCCGGCGTCCTCGGTGTCCCACGACTCGGTCGCCCGCCCGACCTGGTCGCCGTTGACCCACGCGGTCGGCACCGCTCCGCCTTCGACCTCGAAGATCGTGCAGATGTCGGGGCCGAGGGTCAGGCACCGCTCAACGACGGCGTGCGGGATCTTCTTGCCTCCACCTTGATCGGCGATGCCCTCGCACTCCTGCGGAAACGTCCCCGGATAAACCGTGGTGCGCAACCACTCCACGTATTCGACTTCAGCCTGTGCCGACCACCGTTGGCCGCTCTTCCTGCACATGCGTCGAAACAGACCCTGTTCGAGCGCGTCGTAGATGTAGGTCTCATGCAGGCTGATGTCTTTGGCTGGGTTGTGAGGCCTGCCCTCAGCAATCCTGTCCTGCGCCGCCGCCCTTGCCCGCTGCACGAGCCGGTAAAACTCGTTGTCGGTGCCAAAGTAGGTCGAGATAATTGCAAGGCGACCGGCCCACATGAGAGACCCAGCAGCGGCTGTCATCCACTCGTCAACCGGAGCCTGCGCGGCCTCGTCAAGAATCGCGTAACAGTCCTTCTTGCCGCGCATCTTCGCGGGCCTCGTCGGCAGGGCGAAGATCGAGTACCCGCTGGGGAAGTCAATCCGGTAGGCCAGGATCGCGGAGCCGTTGGAATCCGTGAACCAGTCGTCGCCCTCGATGATGTCAGACGCCTCGGCGCACGCCTGGATCATCGGCGTGAACCAGCCGATCCACTTCGAGCAGTCCTCGATGAATCCGCGGGCATCCTCCTGCGAGGTTGTCATGAAGTAGACGTGGAGCCCGCCCTCGCCATGTGCCGAGGCCGCGACCACGACGGCTTCAGCCGCCGTGGTCCAGGTGATCCCGATCTGCCGCGACTTCGCCGATACCTTGATCTTGCTGCGGTCGTAGAACCAGCGGCGCTGGTACTCAAGCAGCGCGTACTCTTCGCTGTCGTCTTGGGGCGCTACGAGTTGCACCCGTCAAGGGTACAGGAACGGCGAGAGCGGGTCCGGATATCGCACGAGCACGACGACGGCGAACGGGGCTGCCGTGCGCCCGTGGCATGACCACTCCCAGGACCGCAGGCTCACGTCGAGCACGATGGCGCCGTTGAGGATGCGCCAAGGGCCCGCGCAGGTGTTGCGGTAGGGCGTGTGGTCCAGTGTGGTCCAGCGGCGCCGCACGATGAACTCGAACAGCGTCCGGGGCGGGGGCTCTGTCGAGCAGGCCGCGTCCCCGCGCAGACAGGACCCGGTCACGCGTCACCCTTGGCGGCGTCGAGAGCAGCGCGGAGCCTCCCCTCGGCCAGTCGAGCCTCGCGGTCCTCGCCGGGGTTCAAGGCAAGCCAGACGAACATCTCTAAGTCGAACTCGACCGCCCCTATGAGCGCGTCGAGCCGGGCCTTGGTGGCTTCGGCGTTGGACTGCCAACGCTCCGCCGCAATCTCGGCTTCGCGCGCGGTGTCCTCGGCTTGCTTCCACGGCGAAGGCGGCTCGACACTGACCGCCTCGCCGTCGCGCGCGGGCCGTGGCTCGCCGTCCTCGCCCACGACCATCCCGAGGCCGTCGGACAGTCCTGCGCGCCCCAGGCTCAGTCGCTTGCAGACACCCTCGCATCCGGGCATCGGGCCGTGCATGCTGCGCCAGCACTCGCCCAGCCTGACGCAGTCCGGGTGGTACTCGGCGCTGGCACCCGGGTGGCTGGGCGGCCTCGGACGTCGCTCGCCCACGGCTCGGGCGTAGCCATGGCGCTGCTCGGCCTCGATGAGGCGCCAAACTGCCGCGCCGAGCTCGCCAGGCTCGGAGACACGCGGGAAGAGGCTGGAGACCGCGCTGGCCCAGTCGGGCCCGTCGTCGCTCGCCCCCTTAGTGGGACCCCGCTTGATGCTAGCGCATTGGTCGAGGAACACATTCATCGCCTTCCATGCGCTCGAATCCATGGGCTTGGGGGCATGTTCGGCGATGAATTCACGGAGTGTAGCGGCGGCCTGCTCGGCGCTAGCGTCGAGTCCGGGCTCGTCGTCGCTCGCGGGGAGCCGCTCCCGGTAGGCCCGGACAGCGGCGTCGGCATCCCGGGCGGCGAGCGGTCCGTTGCCCGCCCGCGTGCGCGCTACGGTGAGCCAGAGTTCGCGCTCCTCGGACGTCTCCAGGGTGATGGTCCCTGGCAAGACCTTGCCGCCCTCGCCTGCAACCAGCCGGTCGATGGCGTCGCGCACCGGGGTGCCAGGTTGGCCGAAGACCCAAGACGCGGCGCCAAGCCGCGCGAGACACGCCGCGCGCGCGTCGTCCCAGGTCTCGCTCGTCTCGCTCAATCCATGGATCGAGAAAAAGGCGTGGCCCCTGGCCATCAGGTCGCCGTGATCGAAGATGTCGACACCGACGACCGATCCGGTCTCGACGTCGATGATCAGGTTCGCGTGCGCTGTGCTCATGGTCACGCGAACACGACGGCCGCGGCTTCATTCCCACCCATCAAACTCGACCCGCACCGAATCTCGGCCGAGCATGACCTCCGAGCCGAGCACTGTCAGGCCTCGGCGCTCGACGAGGCCTGCACACTCACAGGCCGTGAGAAGCCCCCGTACCCACGCGCAGTCGTGCTTGGCGAGGACCCCGAAGGTCGAGACCGCGTCGAGCCCCTCGTGCCGGATGCATCCCGTCGCGCGACCGACGAGCAGGTCGGCGACCACGTCGAGGGTGTAGCGCCCGGCGACGCGCGCCACGCCCGACAGCGCCTTGCGCACGATGACCAGGCGGCGCTCGTCCTCGAACTCCAGCGCGATCGCCTCCGCGTCGTCGACGGCCTCGAACTCCTCGTCGAGCCCAGGGCCGTGACCGTCCGCCCCCGAATTATCCTCGGGGATCGGCGGAGGCTCGTCGGCGAAGATCAGCGCGCGGGCCCAACCCGGTAGGCTCGCGCGCGGGGCGACCACGGAGCGGAAGCTCCGACGCGGCGCCGGGGCCCGATCCGGCTCGGGCTCGGCGTGGGTCGGGGGCGCCGACTTCTCCGGCCTCCGATCGGCCTCCATGTCCTCGCGCCAGCGCGCCAGCGCTGCGTCCGCTGTTCGCGCAAACGCTCGGCCGATCTCGCTCGTCCGCGCGTCGACATCGTCGCGGCTCAACCCAACGGCCTCGGCGAGCTCGTCGATCGCCAGGACCCGCGGGTCGAGGTCCGCGCGGGGGATCCCGGGGCAGTAGGGGAGTGACGGCGGGTGCTGGCCGCGGGCCAGAATCTCGACGGTGCGGATCATGGCCTCGAGCTCGGGCGTGGGGGCGAGGGGGTCGGCGTCAGCGTGCTCGGCCCGAAGCCATGCGGACCAGGACACCCTGACGAGCTTGGGCGCGGAGAGCTCGAGCACGGCCTGGGCCCGATGGTGGGTCACCAGGACCTTGGCGCGGTCGTGGACCATGCGCCGGATGACCCAGTGCCGATCGCTCATTCGTCCACATCCTCGCCGCGCGGGTGTTCGACGAGAGCGCGCATCGCGTGCCGCATCGCATCCTCCGCGTCATCGGTCGACCTTCCGGTCAGCGCAGACAACAGGGCGGCGCCCTCGCGCAACCCCAACCCATCGCGGACCGGCGCACCATGCCGTTGCTCATCAAACGCCGGGTCGTCGATGATGGCCCAGTCGAACCCTCGGCCCCTGATGCGGGCGCGCGAGCGGTTCCCGCGCTGCTCGGCGTGCCGGAGCTCCCCTCGGCGCCAGCGGGGCGCGAGGTCCCACTGGTCCCACTGGACGCGCTTGCGCGGGCCGGAGAACCCCGGGGCGAGCGGGACCTCGTGCAGCTCCCGCCTGGCGCGCTGAGACCCCCGCGGCAGCCACCGGCCGCGCCCGTACCCGCGGACCCGGATGCGCTCCCCTGCCTTGTAGCCACCGCCGTCGACGTCCGCCCGGAGCCTGGTGAAACCCATCGGCGGACCGCTCGCGTCGCGGTGCTCCCCCCTGGGGACGACGCGGGTCGGCCGTCGCCGCATCGGCTCGCTCAGGCCAAGGCCGCGCTCGATCCAGTAGAGATGGCCCCGACGGTGCATCGGGTTCGCGTCGTCGAACTCCTCCATGGAGTCGAGCGCCTTGCGCCTGACCACCGCCGGCCACTCGACGGGCGGGAGCACCCCGCGGAGGTTGTGGCCTGTGCCGCGGCAGTCGGGGCATCGGCCGGCCTCCCGCACGGGCCAGGCATGCTCGGGCTGGCCAACGAACCCGGGCTCTCGAATCGTCGCCACCCCGCCATCGCACCGCGGCGCCTGGCACTCGCTCGGCTGCCCCTCCAACGCGGCGAGGACCCGGCGACCCAGGCGGGCGAGGGTGCGGCCCATGGGGGCACGGGGGTCTCGGTCACCGTGGCGGACCCACCCGTCGACGCACGTGCACAGCCGATGGTCTTCGCCGAACACGCGGACGCGCCGACCGAGGGCGCTCGTGTAGCTCACGGTGATGCTAGCGCCGACCTGGACCTCGCCGGCTGGGCGCTTCGATACGACCTCGCGGGCGGGGACGCACTCGTTCGGGCACCGCTTCCACGCGTACTCGCGAGCGAGCGATCCGGGCCATTCGAGTACGGTGAAAAGGCCGTCGCCCTCGCACCCACAGGCACCAAGACTGGGCCACGCCGTCCGCGAGCACATCGGTCCGGTCGGCCTCGGCCGGTCGTCATCTCCGTGCCAAGGGCAGTCCCGGTCTGGGCCGTCGGTCGTCTCTGGGTTCATGTCACAAATGCACGGAGTGCACAGTCGAGGGTTTCGGATGCGCGACCCAACCGCCTCCGGCCCCATCCCCCGCTCGCGGCACCAGTCCTCGAACACGGCCTGCTCGGCTTCGAGGGCGACGAGCGAGCGAGCGGCAGTGCGGGCGGAGTGGACGTCAAAGGATCCTCCTGCCAGCAGCATTGGGACCTTGCCGCGTAGACGGGTAGCATCGCGGGCATCCATCCGGCCGGCCGACACTGACTCGTAGGCCCGTGACCACATCCCCTCGGGCGGGTTCACTGGGATGTGATCGGCGATGAACCTCGCCACCCGCTCGCGCTCCCGCACCCGGGCGAGGGCTCGGCGCTTGCTCGCCTGGCTCACCGGAAGAGCTCCCAGCAGAAGCCACAGAGCAGGGCGCCAGCAGCCACGGTCGCCATGGGCCACCACGCGACCGCATAGACAGCCCAGACCAGCCACGCCGTGAGGGACGTCGCTGCAATGGAGTTTCGAAATCGTCGAAATGCGACCACTCGCGCTCGCCCGCCGCGGGCTTATAGCCCCTCGTGTGCAGCGTGCTCACTCGCCGGCCCTCCGGAGCGCTGTCTCGATGCGCTTGAACACCTGCTCGGTCGGCTCGCCCGCGCGATCTGCAGCCAGCATCGCCTCGAGCATGTAAACCACGAACCGCGCGTCGCTCACCGTGATCTCGACCGTGCCCACCGCGTCGTCGTCCGCCCCGACAGCGGTCCAGAGGTAAGGCGACACCCTCGGGTCTCCGTGACGCACCTGCCCCGCGGCCTTGAGTCGGGCCAGGGCTTGGTGGGTCTGCGTCACCGACAGGTTGCACATCGTCGAGAGTCCCCGAGCCGTCCGTTGCCCGTGGGCGTCGAGGGTCGCCCACACGTGGTCGTCGCGCTCGTCCGTCAACTTGCTCATGACCCGGATCCTTGGGCTTCAAGAAGCGTCGTCAGATGTCGCTCGAATGCTTCGCGCTCGCTGTCGACGAGGTCCGCCAAGCGGTCTGCGCCGAGCGAACGCCACTCCTTCGCGCTCTCTCGAAACTCCTTGATCGCCGTCCAGGTCTCCAGCGCATTTGTCCGCGGTGGGCCGCGGCGCTGTCCGAGATCGAAAGCGACCTTCGTCGCCCGGTCAAGAATCTCCGATGAGTCTCGATCAACAAGCATCACGACTCCGCCCCCGTCACCTTGACCACGATCCGCGGGTGGTCCTTGTCGTAGTGCTTGCGCAACAGGGCCTCGACCACCTGCGCGTCGTCCCCGATCACCTCGGCAGCGTCCAGCGCATCGAGCACGGCCTTCGCCACGGCGTCGACGTCCCCGAGGCAGAGGTTCGCCGCTGGACCCTTGCGGTTGCATCGAGGCCAGTACGCGTCGATCTCCACGCACACTGGCCCCAGCGGGAACGACTGACCGTCCACTTCGCCAAACACCCGGACCGCGTCCTGCTGCCACCGCCGATACTCCGGCGACTTGACCAGCATGGCTCGCGATCCTCGTCGCACGGGCATGAACCGGTGGTTGACCTTCGCCGGGCCTGGGCTCCCGTCGACCGTCGCCTCGAAGATGTCACCCGCCACCGGTCACCGCCTCCTCGATCCGCGCCTGGGCGTCCGCCAGGCCGTGAGCCTCGACCACCCCGAGCACGTCGAGCATGGTCATCGGGTAGCGCCTAGCCAGCATCTGCAGCGCGTCCTCGAGCTCAGAGACTGGCATCCGCTCGCGCGCGGCTACCGCTCGGACCCGAGCCTCGGACGAGACGTCGGCGAGGGCCTCGAGCCTTCGACGCCGTCGCCGGTCGGCCCGCTTGCTCAGTCGCCGCCAAACTGACCGCAGGCGCGCACGCCTGACCTCGTCGAGAATGGCCCTCAGCCAGCCCATGGTGTCGCTCCTGTTGGCGTCATGGCTGGGCCAACTCCGGGCCGGGGCCAATATTCCCCGAGAGCTCAGGGCAGCAGCATGCGCCAGTCGACGACCGTTGACTGCGATCCGCTCAGGTTCTGCCAGGCCTTGACGGTCGCCGGGCCGCGCAGGCCGTCTCCGGTCCCCGTGCTCGGGTCGATGAGGCCGGACTTGGGCTGCCCGAGCGCAACCATGAGGGCCTGGGCCCGCGCGACGTCGGCGTCGTAGGGCCCGGATCCGGCGAGGTCGAGGTCACGCAGGTGCAGCGCCTGAACCCGCGGGCGGATCACCGGGCGAGCGAACTCGCGGAGGTCCTCGACGGTGCCCCAGAACCGGCTGAGGTCGACGTTGCCCGCGATCCCCGCGACGCTGCCCTCGCTCGTGTACTGCAGCATGGTCAGGGGCCAGGGCATCTCGTCGGGGCTCGAGCTGTAGTCGGCGTCGAGCAGCGGCATGTGGGTGAAGGCCCTGGTCCAGCCCATGAGGGCACGCCAGGTGTTCGTCCCGGTGTAGAGCCACGGCGTGCGCCCGAGCTCGCGCTCGCAGACCTCGACCCAGGCCCCGAGGAAATCGACGTTGCGTTGGACGCTGTGCTCGGGGTCCATGCCGCCGCGCTCGAGGTCGCACATCGCAATGTAGTCGTCGGGCGGGTTGGTTGCGAGCATCGTCCGCGCGTAGTCCTCGGCCTCGGCCCGGCCGTCGGCCTCGCCGCCTCCGTCCGACTGCGGCCGCGCGAACGCGTAGGACCCGATCACGAGTCGGTCGCGGCGCTCGACGATCGCGGCCCAGTTCTCGTAGAACCTCGGGTCGATGTCGGGGCAGCGGCCGTCGATGCACTTCACGATCGCGCAGGTCACACCGTCTTCGATGACGGCGTCCCAGTCGATCTGACCTTGGTGGTAAGAGACGTCGATATTGCGCTCGAGCATGGGCCACAGGCTACCAGTCCTCGACGGGTCCATCCGGTATATCCTTGACCCCTCGGAAAGCCGCCGCAAACGCGCACGCGTCCGAGTAGGTCGACGACGTGCGCGCCATCGTGACGCCGAGGCGCTCGGCTGGATCGCCATGCTCGCGCATCGCTTCTACGACGATCCGACTCTACCGCGCGAGGCCGAGGTCCCCGAGGGCCTGCGCGCGCTCGGTCGCACCGCCGGTACCTGGCGGTTCGATCGCTGCCTGCAGTCGATCGCGGTCAAGGCGGAACGGCCTCCCCGCCTGGCGTGGTAACCCAGCCGACCGGCACGACGTCATCCCACTGACCACCATCGTCGAGGTACACGTCAGTCCCCGCGGGGTTCAGCACGATCACCCTAGCGGTGCCGGCCCGGTGCAGCACCTTCACGACCTGGCCGGTGCTGAGGCTAGACTCTGCGGTTCGCCGGGCGCATCGCCGCCAAAAGTCGAGGTCAGTCTCCGCGGCTCCGTCCAGGATAGCGCACGCCTCCTGCAACTCCTCTGCCGTCGCCGATAGCGGCGTCAGCAGTAGCAGGCCAGCAGTCGCCGTCTCGAACTGTTCGACGGCCTTCCGCTTCTCGGCGAGCCAGGTGGCCGCAGCGGCTGGCTTTGTTCGAGGGTCTGGGCCGGCCGCGCCCCCGCGTCGCTCGAGGGCCTCCAGGGCCTCCTCGGCAGCAGTGCGAGACCTCCGAAGTTCCGCGAAGGTCGTCACCCTTCGCCTCCAACCAGGCTGCGCAGGAACGCGAACAGGGCGTCGCGCTGAGCGTGGTCGAGCAACTCGACCACGTCGGCGATCTCGGAGACCGCCGACCGCCCTTCGAGCCGGAGGCTCTCGAAGAGCGTGCACACATCCAGGTCGAGGCCCGACGACACCTTGCACAGCATCCCGATAGTTGGTGATGCGCGACCCTGCTCGATCCGGCGGATCGTGTCCACCGCCACCCCGGCCCGACCCGCCAGATCTTGCTGCGTAAGTCCACGGGCGCGCCGGAGTGAGCGCACGTGCTGGCCGATCTCATGGGTTCGATCGCGGATCGTTGACATGCTTGAGCGAACAGCGCAGCACGAGACTCATTCCAGCCACTCGACCACCGGCTGGACGGCCTCGACCTCGGTCACGGTAAGATCGACCACGTTGACATCGGCCGTCGATGTTTCGCTCGAGCATGGGTCACAGGCTACCAGGAGCGCGACTAATCCTGCTCGACGCCGTTTCGACGGGCGCCGCTCATCAGGTGCGAGCGCGCCTCGTCGGGGTCCTCTGGAATGTCACCATTGCGACGCATAATCTCCGCGACCATGCAGGCGTCCGAGTAAGATCCGACGCGAAGCACCGTCACGCCGAGGACCACGACGGCGAACCTCGGCGCTGGCCTCAAGATGCTTCATAGTCCCTCAACCACCGCGCTGAGGTCGCGCGCAATCCCGTGCAGCCGTCGCTCAAGTTCCCCGATATTGGTGGTCAGCCTACGGTGTATGAGGAGGAGTCGCGAATAATCGTTGGTGCTGACCGTGCCTAGCTCCTCTCCTTCTACTAGGACCGCGTATCGAGGCAATCCGCTACCCGTTGACTGGCGCTGCTCAAACTTGATGCAGGATGGGTTGAGCGCGAGAACTGCAGCCGCGCCCGACATAGCCACGGACTCGCAGGCCAACGCGTCTGCGAGTCCCAACAGCGCCCGGAGATGCTGTGCAGGCACGATCACTGTGTCCCCAGAGGCGCCGTCGACCTGCGCGCGAAGTTGAGTCCTGATGGCAGCAGTCAGCTCTGGGTTCATCGGTCCAACTCCCGGATCCGGCGGTTGATGACCTCGAGGACTTCCTCGCGCGGGCTGTCGCCCTCCCCCTCGGCCACCGACGCCAGCACCTGGGCGTCGAGGCACTCGGGCACAAGTCGGTCGAGCATGTCCAGGGTCGCCTCCTTCTTGGTCATCGTGAGCAACGTCGCCGCCGCCAGGTCGGGCTCGACCGATGGCTTCTTGCCCTTCTCGATGGCGACGTAGTCGGGGAGCGCCCGGTGCTCCCTGATCTTCGCCTCGAGCGCCCCGATCACGTCGTCTCGCGGCCTCTCGCTCAACTCCAGCGCGACCAAACCCAGGATCGTGGGCAGCGCGTCGATCTTCTGGATCTCGATGCGCTCGCGCAGGCGCTTCGCCGCGAGCTTCCCCCGCTTGTAGATCGTGTCCCCCTCGGGGAGCGGCTTCGCCGACTTGGGCGGGCGCAGCGGAAC